CAGCCGTGCCAACAACGATAGTAGGAACGTCCGTCAAACCTTCAGCCTGAATACTGAGTCCAACGATGACCGCAGTCAAGCCCGCAGGCAGGACAATGGCACCAGTTTCAGAAGTACTCGTGGTGGCGTTTGCCGGAACGTGGATGACGGGACATACATACGCCCCAACAACTGGAGGCCCTAACTGTGTTACAGCCATTACTAGGCCCCCTGTCCACCAACCGTACCGCGCCAGTCAGCAGCGCCGACCGAACAACGGAAGGTCATCTTGGATTTCATGTTGCCAGTCTCAAAGTCGAGAACGTGATCGGAGACGGGTTCCTTGCGCCAGTAGGCGATGAGCTTCGCAACCGAGGGGTTGGCCAGCAAGAACCAGTCGTCCGCGCCTGTGAGGTACTTCGACATTACCAGACGCAAACCTTCACGGTTCACCTGGGAGATGTCGTTGTTCGCCGTACCCACACGCTTCTCACTGTTGAGAATGCGCGAGGCATTGAAGCGTTCCTCGATCGGAATGACGAGTGACTGAGCCATCACGTCAACCGGAAGGCCACGGTGATCGAGAGTCTGGTCGAACAGCGCCAGGCCTGCCTCCAACGTCGCCTCTGCCAGGTCGCCGGCAATCAGGTTGTCCTGAGTTCCGCCGCCCACGTTCGGGTGAGCGTTGCTAAAGATAGCTTGCCCGTCCGGCGTGGTTTCTGTGCCAAAGGAGTTGTTGAACAGGTTCCAGAACAACTGCTCGATCGAGGACTGAGCCGCGCGACCAAGGGCCGGTGCGGCATTGCTGATGACGTTGTCCAGATCGTCTTCCAGTCCCTCTTCGGAAACCTGGAAGCCCTTCGCGTACGTGAGGTGCGTGAAGGTCTTATCATAAGCCTGCATCAGGACGTCGTAATCAATGTTTCCACCGTCAGCATCTTTCTGAGTGAAGATGCCAAAGCCGGTGTAGCCAGTCGTCTGCTCGCGCATACGCTGACTGGAACGGACATCGAACACTTCGGGATACGTCAACGCGGGTGCGTCGAGGTTCTCGTAGAGGATCTCATCGATGTATGGCAAGCGACTGAAGAACAGGTCGCTAGCGGTTAAACGGGACATCAAAGCCATGCTAGTTCACTACTCCTTAGACGCCTAGGTTATTCCGGTGAATGTGTGCCTTCGGTGCGAGTTTGACAACGAGCTTACGCCAGCTGCCAGCCGCGGTATCACCGATGACTTTGTGGATCTTGATGCAGTGAAGGATCTCTGCATTAGTGGTAACGAGACAGGCCGCCGCTGCGCCGTGCGAGCCGTCAAGCTCGCAGTTAGAGCGCAGGAACGTTGCGTTGCCCGTATTCGCCGTAGCGGCTACAACAGGGAACACCTTGCCGATTGTGGAGGTCAAGCTCGCCGTGGTATCATCATCAGACTGGATCACATACAGCTGCTCAGGGTCTGTGTAGACCATGACCTTGCTGATTGAACCTTCGCACGATACCGCGCCGGCCGCCTTACCCTGAGCAAAGACACCGATGATGTCTCGTGCCAGAGTAGAGGTGATCGTGGTTGCGCTGCACATGCCAACGAGACCGGTGGAACTGATGAAGGCGAGGGCGCCTTCGTACAGAACCGTGGTCACGCAGTCAAGGATGGAAATCTCGGAAGCCGACCCATTACGATTCTTCACGGCCATAAGGCCGGAAGGAAAGTCCTGGTTTGCCATGCTAAATTACTCCGCGTCAGGTGCCTCCTCGAAGAAGTTGCGGCCAGCCACTTTTTGAGAGGCTCCAGGCGCTCCCCTAGCTTGGTCACGATATGATTGCTCATTGGGGTCAACGAACCCAGGAGCCTTCTTCGCGACCGAGTAAGGATCAGCGTCGTGCTGGAGCCCGTCGCCTGTGGTGGCAGCGAACTGTCCGATTGCATTCTGACTCTTTGTGGAATGTTTTGATACGCGTCTCTCCGCCTGAGTAGAGCGGGCGTTCTGTCGTGCAGCCCAGATACCGAAATCGATATGGGCGAGGAATACGTCCCCACGACGCACGATCATATCTGCTTCCGCAGTGCCTACCATACGCGATGGCGGTTCGCCAACGTATCTGTGAATTTCCCTGCCGATGGCGTCGTCGTAGCGTACGGCTGTCCAACCTTTCATACCGCGGGTTTCGCGATAGCTGATTGACATCCAGCGCAACTTCTTGCCGGGAGGGTCTCGTAAAATCTTGAGAGCGCTCTTCGAGTCGTAAGGATCACGAAGAATCATAGCGCGAGCAACTTCATCATCCGTTGCCTGAGAGGCAAATTCCTTCTCAGTCAGCGGTGTAGATTCAACCGGAGCGGGCGGCCTAGCATCTTCAGCCTGAACCTCAAGCGCTGTCGCTCGGGACTTCAGTTCTTGCAGCTTTGCTTCCAGCTGCGAAAGACTCAGTTCCTTGGCCTTCGGCTTCGGAGCTGACTTGTCTGTAGGGTTCGTCTTAGGCATTACTGCCCTCCTCTAAGTTTTGGTTGACCGCGGAGACCGGCCACGCGTTCTTCATTGTAACGCTTGGCACGTTCTTTGATGCGCTTGATATTGAATTCCTTACGCTCCATGCGCCCCGTCTTGGGGTTTCTTCGTAGCGGCATGGCGTACTTGAGGGAATCAGTAATCTCGCGCACCTCGGCCTCTTTAGGCCCAGCGTATTCGTCGACGGGTTTCTCAGGCGCTACCGAGCCGGGCTTGCCGATGAATCCAGGCGTGACTAGCTTGGATACTTCGACTCCCATCTGGCGAGCGAGCCTGTTGGCAACGTCGAATTCGTCGGTAGGGAAGGTTCCGTAGTTGGCACGCTGGGTGTCAAGTGCGGCCTTATAGCGACGAGAGAATTCGCTGCGAGGGTCACGCAAAGCAGGGAAGGAAGCGAGAGCAGCATCTTTGGCCTCCAAGGCCGCATTTGCTTTCTTGCTCTCTGCATCACGAATCTCAAACATTCTGGCTACTTTTTGGTCGGTGGTCCTTTCGGACAACACGCGACCGATTTCTCTCTCCTGGGCGGCTGTCAACTGCCCGGAAGAAAGAGCCACTTGCAGTTGCTCATCCGTGTACTGATTGATGCTAGGGTTTGGTGTGTACTGGGAGATAGGCTGCTGAGCGTGAGCCGCCGGTATCGGCGCCTGCACCCTCTTCTCGGCTGCGTCCGCCATTGCGTCCGCCATCCGCTGCATACTCTCAGTCAACATCCCGATCTGATCCTGAAGTTGGGCGGCAGAGCGCTCCTGCTTTCGGATCAGTTCACCACGAACATTATTCAGCGTTCTACTATCGTTCTCGGACGGTTCGCTGATTTGTTCACCCTCTTCAGTTGAGGGATCGTCCTCGAACTCTGACTCTGACGACGAGTCGTTTACGTCTCTTGTCATCTTGATTCTCCAGATCTCTAACGTGGATCACTCACGAAGGAACGCCGCACCGATCTCGGCTACAGTGATCGACTAAGCCCAACGATTATCGCTGGAACCTAGAGCGAATACCTTTAAGCTGGTCAATCAGCGCCTGAGCGCTAGTGCCAGCCGCAGCGTTAGCTGCCTTTACTGCTTTCGTTCTCGCCACCGCGGATTTGACCCGCGCCGAGCCCGGCTTCAGCTTTGCAATCTGATCGGACTTCATCTGCGAGAGGGCCACCGAGGTGGCTGATGGTTTACGCCTCATTGTCATCTCTCCATCGTTTGTATGCATGCTCGACTGCCCGCATACAGGTGTCTAGCGTTGCCGCCTTTACGGCTGCTTCACGCGCCTGTGGCAACTGGTCGGCGTAGATGTACTGAAGGGCTTCGTCCTCGAAGTCGTCCTTCAGGCCAATCAGCGTCACCATAGTCGCCTCGTGCATTGCTGCTACAGTACCCATTAGATCCCCAATTCACTGAGTCCAATTCCCTGCTCTGGTCCTCCGGCACCGCCGCCGCCGTCGTTGCCACCAGCACCCCCGCCGCCTTGGCCGGAGTTCTCCGCTTGGATGCGGCTCTCTTGCTGCTGCCGCTGCATTGCCTGGACGTGTCCGCCATAGTGACCCGCCAGCATCGTGAGGGCTACCTCGTCGAGCTGCTCGAATATATGCGACTGCTCCAGCGTGTCCAGCTCAGCAAGATGCTGCAGATGGTTGTCGGTGTCGAGCACCTGTATCGGGCGGTGCATCCGCATGGCAGTGATCTCATCCTTCTGCGACATTGGCGGATGCGGCTCGGCGCCGGCTCCTGGCAAGTCTGGAAGGATGCGTTCGACGCTAGTACCGTCGCTGTGTGCTTCCAAGAAGTCACGAAGCAGCTCGCGGAACTTGCGAGGATCCTGCTGGTAGAGCGGGTTCGTCGACGCCACCTGATAGCGGATCTGGGATAGCGTACGCTGAACCTCTGGGTTCGTATTGACCGTGTTGCCGCGGAACCGGAACTCGTAGCGTCCTCGCATGAGGCGCCGCGAGATCATTTCCGGACGCTTGACGCGGTCGCGTCCTGTCGCGAAGAAGTGCTTCTCGTCAGACATATTCACGCTGTACAGCCCGAACAGCTGCTGCATCAGTTCCTGGAAACCCTCTTTCTGGGCCAGGCTGATGAGCGTGTCCACGCTGATGTTGGCCTCGGATAGCGAAGCCAAGTGAGCGCGTGCCGTGCGTGGCGTGCTCCCGGAGTTGTCTCCGCCGATGAGCGCTGGCGCACCGATGCGGTCAGCAAAGCTGAGCACCTGCCCCATGATGGTCATGTCCTGAAGCGGAGCCGAGCCCCACTGCGGGAACACTATCCCGGAGGGATCCGGGCTCGCAACACCGTCGCCAGGCTTGAGGTGCAGCAACGCATCTGGATCCTGTGGCAGCGACATTGGCCGATAGAAGTAGATCGGGTTGTTGATCAGCGTCTGCCGATCGTTCACCTGATTGAGTGTGATGTTGGCCTGCATGTTCAGCGGCGCCAACCGCACAGCCAGACCGGGGGTGTAGTACCGATCAGTCGACGCGTTGAAGTGAATCGATGCGAAGGGACGTCGGCCGTGCGGATGGACAGTGTCCAGATACGTGACGTGGAGCACCTTGTTGATGCGCGGCGCCACCTGCAGAACAATCTCCTCCATCATGCCGTCGCCGTCCAGATCTACCTTCTTGTAGACCTCGTAGATCATGACGGGGTTCATGTCGCGCGGATCGATAGTCTCCCGCATTCCCTCGACATCATCCTTGAGCTTCTGGACAGACTGGTTATTGCTGTCCTGCTCTTCGTACTCGGTGCCCCTGCTCTCGGCCTCCAGCATCACCCAATCTTCCGGCGTGATATGCCAGGGGTCGAAGCGCTTCTCGTTGGATTCGTGCGCCAGCTCTTCTAGGTCCATGTAGTGGATGTGCGTGACGCGCTTGGCCTTCTGGATGTTGCGTGTCCGCGCCGGCAACACAAGGTTGTCCGACTCGATGACGTCGACGTTCGGGTTGTCCTCGACCAAGATAGGCCGGTACACCAGAATGTCAAGCTCATCCATGAATTGGCTCTCACCGCGGAAGACAACCTTCACGCCCTCGATGGGGCGCCGGTCTTCTACGATGGTCAGGTAAATGGTGTCGCCTTCGAGGTCGCCAGCCGGGTGCCACTGGTTCTTGCCGAACAACTCGTCCAGCAAGTCGAACGCGGACTTG